ACTCGTAAAGGCTGCGGAAGCAGTATCTACTAAAACTGAAACCACATCATACGCTGATGATAGGTTTTGGAAACCTACCAGGGATAAAGCAGGAAATGGTTATGCCGTGATTAGATTCCTACCGGCTCAAGAAGGTGAAGATCTTCCATGGGTAAGGTATTGGGATCACGGGTTCAAAGGACCTACTGGTTTATGGTATATTGAAAATTCTTTAACCTCAATTGGTCAAGAAGACCCTGTATCTGAAATGAATTCTGTATTATGGAACTCAGGTAGAGATGAGGATAAAGCAACTGCAAGGGAAAGGAAAAGACGTCTACATTATGTATCAAATGTCTTGGTCGTTTCTGATCCTGCTAACCCGGAAAATGAAGGAAAAGTTTTCCTTTACAAATTTGGTAAAAAGATCTTTGATAAAATCATGGATGTAATGCAACCACAATTTGCGGATGAAGACCCAGTAAATCCATATGATTTCTGGGAAGGTGCTGACTTTAAGATTAAAATCAGAAAAGTCGAAGGTTGGGTAAACTATGATAAGTCAGAGTTTGCTTCACAAAGCGCCTTATTCGAAGGTGATGAAGAAAGATTGGAAGCTGTGTATAACAAGCTGTACTCACTTTCTGACTTCACTGATCCGAAAAACTATAAGTCATATGACGAACTGAAAGCTAAGTTGAATAAAGTATTAGGTGTCGAGGCTGGAGTATCTATGGAAACTCCTTCACCAGCACCAGTTGTTGAAGAACCAACTATGGCTACAGCAGATGCGGCGCCATTCGAAACTGATGAAGGCGAGGAAGATACTCTTTCTTACTTTGATAGATTGGCTAAGCAGTCATAATAATAACATATTGTTACATGACTTGGGGAGCGAAAGCTCCCCTTTTTTTATTGATAAGCAGGCATTAAGTTTGGATCAACTGTAGGATTAGACATATTAACTAATATGCTATCGCCTGTCTTAATATTTTGTTTGTTAGATGTATCTGAGATTACAACTGTATCACCTTGACCTTGTCCTTCAGAAGCAGTATTTTCACGTGAGTTAGCATCCATTTCTGCACCACGTAAATTGCTATCATCACCAACAATTGTTTCAGTAATATCTTCTGTAGGTAAAACATCACCTGTATCTGGATCTAATCCAGCATAACGATAAACAGATGATGGAATCGCTTTTGCTACTAAACCTCTAGGATCATACCATTCTCTATCGGCATCAGGATCTGGCAAAATAACACGTAATATTTTTTTGATAAAGTCATTAATACCACCCATCATATTACCTAATTTTTCCATGTTCTTAGCTCTACCTTCTGCAGAGAACATATTTCCAAAGAAGTCTAGAATACCTTGCCATATAGAATTAATTCCATCAAATAATTTACCGATTAAATCTTTGAATGAGAATGATTTTAAAAATTCAGAAGCATTCTCAAATCCCATTTTTCCAAGAAGCCAAGCAACACCACTTTTTAATAAATCTAATGGAATACCAATTAGTCCTTTCAATATGCCACCAATGCCACCAATAATACCTGCTGTTAATTTATTTAAGAAACCACCTTCTTGATTTTTAAATCCATCAATAAATCCTTTGACACCATCAACAATACTCATTACAATTTGTATAGGTAAGAATAATCTACCAATAACTGTACCAAAAGCTTTGAACGCAGTGAATGCTACTTTAGCAATTTTACCTATTGGTGATAAAAATTTCTTTACACTTCCAAGAGCTCCACCTGCTTTAGATACTGGCATGAAAGCAGTCTTTAATGAACGAACTCCCTTCATAAATCCTTTGATTGGTTTTGTTATATCAAAGAACTTAGCACCGGCTAAAGTTTTACCTATACCTGCTATACTTTTACCGAATCCAGCAATAGTTTTACCAAAGCCTTGAATAGCCCTAAATCCATTTCCTAATGTTTTACCTATTGTACCAAAGAAGCCTAACTTACCGAATTGACCTGTAGTTGATCTAAAAGTTTTTAATCCACCGAATCCAGCTTTAAAAGCACGGCTAATATTTTTAAAGAAATCAGTTGCAGGTTTAAGAAATCCTTTAGCTTGTGTACCTACTCTTTTAAATGGTGCAGTAATACCTTTTAATAATCCGCCAAAAGCTTTTGTAAGTCCAGCTTTATATAATCCTAATATTTTTTTAGCATTACCTAAAAGACCTGCTGCGATACCAGTAACTAATCCAGTTAATGCACCGCCTAGTGCAGCAACAAATCCAAGTCCGGCCTGGCCAATACCTTCGAATTCAACTGTTTTCTTTTCTGGTAATGTGTTATCGGCAATCTTACCTAATAATTCTAGTGTTTCTTTTGCACGATCATTAGCTTCTTTTCTATCTTCTAATTCTTGGCCGGCATTACCTGATAATGTTTCAATTAATTCTTCGATGCCTTTACGTGTATCGTCGGCTAATTCACCATTATCTTTTTTTAATGCTAATGATAATTCACGCTGATATTTTGCCTCATCTGCAGAAGCTTTCTGTGCTTCATTTTGCACTCTGAGAGTTTCAATCAGACTATCCATTTGTGGGTTATTATCTTCGGCCATTTTTTATTCCTATTTTTTACTTGAGAATGCTTGTGAACCAAAAAACGCTGCTACGATACCAGCTACAGCAACAAAATAAGTTGCAGCCATATCACCTAATATTTTTGATGCTTGGTCTAATCCAGCTAAGACAGCGATTACAACTGCAAATGGGTATAATAACATACCACCTAAAGCAAACCACGCCATCTTTCTTTGTGCATCCCGCATAGCATCTGCATCTTCAAGTTCTTTTCTTTTAAACTCTAAATACATTTCCTGTTCTTTTCTAGACACCTTTCCGTCTCCGTTAGTATCGGCCGGATGATGTCCGGACTTTTTAATTTCTTCTTCGCCCATTATCTGTTCTTCCTATTTTCTTTTTTTATACGCTCATTTTCTTCTTTAATCCAATCACTGAGTAGAGATACGTATATTTCCCTCTCCCATGGCATCATTTCATTCAACTCTGTCAATGACCAACGATGATGTTGTATCATGGCAAAGTTAGTCTTATAATGGTTTACAAGACTATCATGTGAGAGGCCTACGTAAAAAAACTTTGGATACCTCTCAAATCCTTATTATTTTTTGTCTTACAGTTACTACAATCGAAATGTAAGTCATAACTAACAGCTGGCATTTTTTCAAAGAACTCAGAAATCTTAGCGAATTGTTGACTATTTAATGATTCAATAAATTCTTTTACTGCCTTCTTACCTTCTGTCTTAGCATTATGTACAGCCTCACTATCAAATATAGTTTCTATACATGCCATAATCATTTCAAATGCCGTATCAACGGAATCTTCAGATCCTGGCTTAATTTTACTTACGTCTGAATATGATGGATATCTTAATGTGATTCCTATATCATCTGTAAGCATAATTACTTTATCTTCTTTATCGACTGATGGTATTTCTACATCATCAAAATCGATTTGTATGTCATTCATATGACTACACTCTTCGCATTTAATTTTTAAATCAATTCTTTCACCAACTGATTTTGATCTCAATGCTAAGAATAATGATTCAATATCAAACATTGCTAACTCATCAACGTTAATATTGTCATATACGCATGAAGTAATTACGTCTTTTGTAGCACCTAAAATCTGTTTCTGATCATTAGACTCCATTGCCATCATAAGAATCTTTTCTTCTTTGACAAGGTATGGTCTAAATTCAATCGTCTGACCAGTTGACGGCACTACCGTCGTATACTTCACATTATTAATTTTTGGTAAAGCCATTCTATTCTCCTATAATATTAGCCAATGCCTATGCCAGAAGCTATTGATGTAACACCACTTATTGCTGTGTCAATAATATCTTCTGCAACATAATTTTCGTAACTCAAAGTCACATTCAATTTTTGAATAGTATTTTCACTATTACTATCCAATTGTATCGAATTCATAGTGACAGGGAATGCACCCTCTAATTTAACACCATAAACCGGTACGTTCTTACTATTTAACTGCTGTATAATAACATCAGTAGTAAAATCTTTTTTATATCCTGCACGGTAGTTTTCTACGTCGAAAACACCTGACATCCAATTATCAAATAATTTTTTCATATAATAATCGTTAGTCAAAATGAAAGACATTGTAACGTCTTCATTAATAATACCGTAAGGAATTTTTATTGTTTGTCTGTCTGCAATATAATCTGTTGTAGCAATCTGTCTGCCTGGAATATTTACTGTTTCACATAAGATTGAGATATCCCTGGGATCAGGTACAAGATTCTTAAGGCTACCACCACTTGCTGCTGTTGTTGCTAAGCTACCTACTAATGCGCGTGGATCTTGGTTAGTTAAATTCTTTAACGTAACTCCACCAGGAGGCTGAAAGAATACTTGAAATCTATTTTGAAAGGCTACACCACCTTTCTTTGAAATCGTTGCTTTGAGGTCGTCTATACTGTTCATGATGCGTATGCTTTCCTTGAGTATCTCCATACTGACTGTGATTTAACTTTCTTAAATTGTTCTGTCTCTAAGAAGATTGCAATATCCCATTCAGTCATAGGTACACGTGCTATATTTGAATCAACCTGGCTCATTAAATAATGCTTAAAGCAAGGCTTAAATTCTTTAAATTTTGTAACACCTTTTAGTGTATTGTATCTTAGTCTTGCCAGTCTACTTGTATCAGTAACATTCTTTGGTGATAGCGCCATTAACTCATCAAGGAATCTTGCCCTTACGCCTGGTGCCAAATAATGTAAATTCAATCCATGGAAACCACCCTTTGCCGGTTGTACCATAATTGTTAAAGGGAATCTATCGTAATATGGTAACTCATCCTTAAGCTTTGGATTATAAAAATACATCATCATATCACCAATCTTTGGTTGCTTTACGATATCGAGTGCGTCATCTTTTAAAATCTTTTGACGTGATGGAAGCGATAGATCTTTCACCTTACGCTGAAACCAGTTACGGGCTTCCTTACTACGCGGATTGACTCCTGCGCGGAATGCCTGTGCCTGTAATGTATCAAATAAACTTGCCATAATACTATTTATATCAAGATTTCAGTAGTTTGATGCCAAGATTTTTTAAAGTATCTTCTGTCCATACCTGAAACTTCCATCCTTTATGGTCAGCGTAGCGTTGTGCTGCTTCCCACTTTGATGTGTTCTTAATATAAGTAGTCACCTCATTGAGGTATTTTTTGGTCTTTCTCTTTGGATTTTTGGGTGGAATAGTCTGTTTCTTAGGCTTAATCTCAACCAATATAATCTCTCCATTACTGAGTTCTACCAATAAATCAACGAAATACCTATGGATTTTACCATCAGTCTTGCACTTGTATGGTATAACTATTTCCTCTGAATTCCATCTCTTTACTCGCGGAGTACCCTCTGCCCAACGAAAAGTGTTTCTTTCCCACAGTGATCGATAAACTACCTTTGACGGATCGCCAAGATACTTATCTTTGTTCTTAATTGTATATCTACCTTTGTAAGCCATATAAATAGTTCTATAGTTAAAAAATTATATAGTTATTTATAAAGGTAAACATATGTCAATATTAGTATTTCCAAATAACCTGAGAGATAAAATCGATAGAGAAGGTGATGAATACCCGCACGTGCAATTTACGATATCAAGCCAAGAAGCTGATTTCCAAAAGATTCACTTATTCATTCCACAGGCTATTGCAACCTCAGATGGTATAACATATAGCTCAGTAAATTTAGGAGTTGCTGGTGCCGTTGCACAAAGTACAGCAGGCCAAGCATTAGGTGGAACAGGACAAAAGGAAGCTACTACATCCGATTTTGTTGCCCTTGCTACTAAATCTGCAAAAGCAAATTCACAAACACTAGGTCAGGCTGCGGTTATATCAGAATTGTCAACAGGTTTAGTTGTCAATCCATATACTACACAAAACTTCGATGGTGTTACTGTTAGGTCATTTGCATTCAATTTCAAATTGATTCCAACATCGGCAGAAGAGGCCAAAGATATTCACAGAATCGAGAATCAATTCAGAAAGTATATGTATCCTAAAGACAGAGGAGCAGGAAGTCTAGAGTATCCGCCAACATTTAGAATACGCTTTATGGTAGGTGAAAGAGAAAACAAATATATGCCTAGAATTATTCAATGTTACCTTACAAATATGACGGCCACTGCAAATGCAACAGGCAACGCATTTCATAAGAACGATGACCTTGGTGCAGCACCAACAGAACTTGATCTTAACCTAACATTCCAAGAGGTCAGAGCAATAACAAGAGATGACTTATATGAATCAGGTATAACATATACCGATAATAGAACTAATGATGGACATGTCATTACAACAAATCCTGATTCAGAAGCATCAGTAACAGGAGGATAAATGAGTTTCTTTAAGCAATTTCCTAAGATTAGTTACGATTTCGATCGTAATGGTGTCTTACAAAACGTAGTCAATATCTACAAATCTGTACGTCCTCTCAAAGCTTTCGAAGATAACCTGAATACGTATACATTCTATGAGGTAAAGAACGGTGAAAGACCCGATATCGTGTCACAAAGACTATATGGTTCTACCCGTTTCTATTGGACATTCTTTATTCTAAATGATTTCTTGCATGACGGACTCGCCGCGTGGCCAATGTCTCAAGAGAAGTTGCAAAAGTATATGGCAAACGAGTACTCAGGCATTGTAATCAATACAAACCCACAGATTCAAAGAGATTCAGATCAATCAATTATCGATCATCGTAACTCTCTTGCAGGAAGATTCACATTAGGCGAAACAATCACAGGTGGTACATCAGGCGCAACCGGCACATTGCATAAGAAAGATGTCGACCTAAATCAAATTGTACTCAAAAACGTAACAGGTACATTCCTCGGTGATGGCGGTGGTGTATCAGAATCACTCACTGGTGGTACATCAAACGATAGTGTAGGTACATATGAAGTCTTCAAATACATCGATGCACCCCACCACTATTACAGAACAGACGATCCTGACCAAAGATTGCAAACAAATGCGGTCTTCATCGAAGGTGGAGTACAATCGGGACAGTTATCATATGACACAAATAGGGCATATCTCGAAAATACAAATGAACTGAGATCAAAGCTAAAGGTAGTCGATCCAAAATATATTAGGCAATTTGCAGATGAATTCGAGGATATGCTAAATGGCTAGAGTCAATACAAAGTTTGCCAACGGTTCAGATGCCATCGTTCCAGGCGCATATGAGCTCGTTTCTGTCAAAATATTCACAAACGCAGGACAAGAATTCGATATTCGTGAGCTCGTGGCAAAGACTACTATTGACGAGAGTATCCATTCTGCCTCTCTTGCAGTCACATTCAACATAATGGATGCAGGATCATACCTCGAAAAGCTCAAACTCTCAGGCAACGAAGAGATCAAACTAAAAATTGCCCGTAGAGATATCAATGGAGACAGGTTCACAATCACAAAAGAGTTATATATCTCTAAGATTGGCATGTATAGCAAGACTTCTCCAGGCAACTCGACATATGTCATTACAGCCCTAGGCAAGCAAGCCTATATGAACTCCTTGCAAACAATCTCTAGACCCTTTCGAGGAAGCATCGGAGCGCTCGTCGAAAAGGTTTGCAAAGACAACTTGCAAATAGAACCCTACTATATCAATACAGACACAAAGGATATCATCCAAGGGATATATCCACGCATGAGACCTCTTGCAATTATTCACTGGCTCATGAGAAGAGCATACGATAACGAGACTCCTTACTACTTCTATGACACGTTTGCAACCGGCATCACGCTCAACAGTCTCGAGAACATGCAAAAAGAAGAAATACATGAAGAATATAATCATACACCCTTTTCCGATACTATTATAGGGTCAGAAGAGAATTACGAAGCACAAAAGAAACGTATACTACACCTCTCGACCGATCAAATGAACCTATCTAAGTATGATTCAGCACAGAAAGGAGCATATAGTTCTACTCTCCATACGCTCGATATTGCAGAAAAACAATATAAGAAGTCTAAATATTCATATTCTAATAAGAAAATAGGTAAACTAAACAGTAATAATCCTATATCATCTAATATAAAGTTCAATGATAGGTCAATAGATTCCTACACAGAGGCAAAGAATAGCTATCTCTCACTCAATTCTCTTGCTTTTGGCAACATTTCTAACTATAGTACACCAGGAGATAACTCTATACTAATGGCAAACGCGTATAGGAGTAACATGAATGCACATACTATACAGATACGTATCAATGGAGACTTCGAAATTG